GCTGTTACTGACTGCTGTGCTGTTTTCTTGAACTTTGGGTCTTTACCAGACCAAGTAAAACGTGTGTTAGTCAATATGGCGTTTAACCTTGGCCGCAATCGACTGTCGAAGTTTAAGAACATGGTTACGGCTGTTAATGAAGGTAACTGGATTAAAGCCGCTAATGAGATGGTAGATTCCCGTTGGTATAATCAGGTCGGTAATCGCTCTGTCGAGCTAGAAAACTGGATGAGGAATGCGTAATGGCTGATTTGTTTGATGAGTTAACAAAAACAGGCAGGCCAATTATGCCTGCTCCACAGCGTATGTTTGATCCTGAAAATAAAGCATACAAACCTTTTCTAAGCGAGTTTGATTACACTCCCGGTGGTCGGTATGTTCAAATGGGGCCAACCAAAACTGATGTCACGGGGCAATATCCTAAATCTGCTGTAATTAAAATTGATCCAGAAGGGAACGCAAAGATGTTGGTTTCTCAAGAAACTAAAGAATCTGATGAACCCGGCAAACGGATTAAAGGTAAAAGTAAAATAAAGACCAACTTATTTAAACAAGAAGCCGGATGGAAATGGGAAAAAGCACCTGAAGGAATTAATCCAGACTACAATCCTAAGTTTCCGGTGGTGTCGGTACAGAACAGCAAACAACATCTGTACGCTCTACAAACTGAATACCCGGAAGGCGTAGAAATGACACGCTATCCTACTAGTAAAAATGAACCTCGATTACGTCCAACAAAATACAAAGGCGAAATTGAAGTAGGAAATAAAGTTGGTGAGATCAATGTTCGTGGTAAAATTCATCCGGTGTACGACAAACTAAAAATCTTTGGCCCCGTTGGTGCGGCAGTTGGGCTAGGCCTTGCCGGGCTAGGAATGGCAGATGATGCCCTTGCAGGTGGAGTTAACTTAGATGAATACACTCCCGGTGATATTATTGATTTCTTAGCACCACTAGGATTTGAAATTGCTCCGCTTAACGAAGGCGGTGACGTTGTACCAACTAACGAACAAGGTGAACCAGTGTATCCGTTCTTAGATGAGATGGATATGCGTAACAACATGTTGATGCGGAACCCTCTGCTTGACTGAACTCAAAGTAGAGCTACTACCGTGGCAACAAGAAGTCTTTGATAGCCCTGTTCGCTTTAAGATTGTAGCGGCTGGGCGACGAACTGGTAAAAGCCGACTAGCGGCGTGGATGTTGATCATCAATGCGTTGCAGACTGATAAAGGGCATGTGTTCTACGTTGCACCGACACAGGGGCAGGCTAGGGACATTATGTGGAACACGTTGTTAGACCTTGGAGGCCCGGTTGTGGCCTCTAGTCATGTCAACAACATGCAGATTAAATTGATCAACGGCGCTACCATTAGTTTAAAGGGTGCTGACAGACCAGAGACGATGCGTGGAGTATCGTTGAAGTTCCTTGTATTGGACGAATATGCCGATATGAAGCCGTCAGTATGGGAAACTGTATTGCGTCCTGCTCTGGCTGATCAGAAGGGCGAGGCGATGTTTATTGGGACACCGCTTGGGCGAAATCATTTTTATGAGCTATTTAAGTATGGCGAGTTATCAGATGATCCGACGTACCAAGCGTGGCACTTTACATCCTATGATAACCCTTTACTTGATCCAGAAGAGATTGACACAGCGAAGAAGTCAATGTCTAGCTATGCCTTCCGTCAGGAGTTTATGGCAAGCTTTGAAGCACTTGGTTCAGAGATCTTCAAAGAAGACTGGGTAAAATTTACTGATGAAGAACCAGAAGTTGGGGACTATTACATTGCTGTTGACCTTGCGGGCTTTGCTGATGTGGCTGGTAAAGCTAAAGGCAAAGCTTCAAAGCTGGACAACACAGCAATTGCGATTGTTAAAGCAAACACTGACGGTTGGTATGTCGCCGATATTCTCTATGGACGTTGGGATATCAAGAAAACCGCCCGTAAGATATTTGAGGCTGTACGTGAATATCAACCTGTGGCTGTGGGTATCGAAAAAGGTGCGTTGCGTAATGCGGTTCTTCCATATTTAACAGACTTGATGAAAAGTGGGCAAAGATTCTTTAGAGTCGAGGAACTAACCCACGGAAACAAGAAAAAGACAGATCGTATCGTGTGGGCTTTACAAGGTCGTTTTGAACACGGGAATATTCATCTGGCTGAAGGAGAGTGGAATACAGAGTTCTTAGATGAGCTGTTCCAGTTTCCAAACCCGTTAGTGCATGACGACTTAGTGGATGCACTTTCGTATATCGATCAGCTTGCCAAGGTCAGCTACTACGTTGACTTTGACGAAGAAGAGTTTCAATTTGTCGATCCAATAGCAGGATATTAACATGGATTATGAAAATCGTTCGTTAATTTTAGCCGGTCTAGAAAACTGGGTTATCAATAAATGTGACCAGTGGCGAGATCATTACGAAGCGAATTATGAACAAAAGTTTGATGAGTACTACCGCCTATGGCGTGGTATCTGGGATCCCGCTGACAAGATGCGAGACTCAGAGCGTAGCCGGATTATTAGCCCTGCACTACAACAAGCTGTTGAGTCTGCTGTTGCTGAAGTGGAAGAAGCGACGTTTGGTCGGGGTGTCTGGTTTGATATTAAAGATGATCTTGGCGATCAAAACCCTGTTGACATTCAGGGACTGCGAAATCAACTTTCTGAAGACTTCCAGAAAACACAGGTGCGGAAGTCTATTGCTGAGTGTATCCTCAATGCGGCAATCTTCGGTACAGGCATCGGTGAGCTTGTACTGACCGAAAAGAAAGAGATGAGACCAGCGACACAGCCTATTCTTGATGGAGCTATGGAAGCATTCGGCGTTATGGAGTCTGACCGTTATGTCGTTAAGCTCCGCCCGATCTTGCCACAGAACTTCTTGATTGATCCGGTTGCAACATCGATTGATGAAGCTCTTGGTGTTGCAATTGATGAGTTTGTACCAAAGCACCATGTACAAGCCGGTATTGAGTCAGGCATCTATCGCAACATTATCCTTGAAGACACCTATTCAAATGTCAACATTGAAGCTGATAAAGAGCTGACAATGTATGACGAAGATAAAGTACGTCTAACAAAGTACTACGGTCTAATTCCCGTTGATCTCTATGTTGATGCAATTTCTGATGGCCTATCTGAAGAAGAAATTGAAGAACTCGATGTACCGCCGTCAGAGTACGTTGAAGCAATTGTCGTGATTGCAAACGGAGGTCAACTGTTAAAGGTTGAAGAAACTCCGTATATGATGAAAGATCGTCCTATCGTTGCATTCCCTTGGGACGTTGTTCCCGGACGGTTTTGGGGTCGTGGTATCTGTGAGAAGGGTTACAACGCACAGAAAGCCTTAGACACTGAATTGAGAGCTAGAATTGATGCGCTTGCGCTTACTGTACATCCTATGCTTGCTGTTGATGCTTCACGCCTTCCTCGGGGAGCAAAAATGGAAGTTAGACCCGGCAAGACCATCCTTACGAATGGCAATCCCGCAGAGATCCTACAGCCCTTCAAATTTGGATCTTTGGATGGAAACACATTTAACCAAGCATCCGCTTTGCAACAAATGGTTCAGATGGCAACTGGGGCTATTGATGCGGCAGGGATTCCCGGAAGTATTAATGGGGACTCCACAGCCGCTGGTATCAGCATGTCATTGGGAGCAATCATCAAGCGCCATAAGCGCACGTTAATTAACTTCCAAGAAGCGTTCTTGTTACCGTTTGTTGAGAAAGCCGCATACCGTTATATGCAGTTTGACCCAGAGTTGTATCCTGCTCAGGACTACAAGTTTGTACCATCTTCATCGCTTGGTATTATCGCCCGTGAATATGAAGTTACACAGCTTGTACAGCTCCTACAGACGATGCCTGCTGAGTCACCAATGTATCCGATGTTGATTGAATCAATTGTGGACAACATGAACCTGTCTAATCGTGAGCAGATCATTCAAGGTCTACGTGAAGCTAATCAGCCAAACACTGAAGAGCAACAACTGCAACAGCAAGCGGCTCAGATGCAGATGGCTGGACAGCAAGCTCAACTAGAGCTGACACAGGCTCAGGCAACTGAAGCAATGTCAAGAGCTAGAAAGAATTCTGTAGACACTAACTTTACAGCTTATGAAGCTGAGACAGATCGTTTAAAAGTTCTGGTTACAAACCTAGAACCCGGCGATGAAGATGAAAAGGAATTTCAGCGGAGAGTGAAAATGGCAGAGCTTCTGTTAAAGGAACGTGCTATCGCTTCCGATGAAAAGATTGTAGATAAACAAATGAGTGAAAATAATCAATGATTACACAAAATGAATTTAATACTGTACTAGTCGAGATTAACAAAATCTTGGAAGGCTTAAACAAGCGAATTACAGCCTTAGAGGAGCAATCTTCTAAGCCTGTAGCGCCTAAAAAGCCTGCAACACCAAGCAAGTCTTGACTTTTGGCATGAAATATGCTAGAATATTCTACATAGACAACGCACCAATAGGAGAATGTGTTGACCAAAGAAGATGAGAAGTACTACGAACAGTACTTTGATCTGTTCTTGCATCCGGGTTGGAAGCAGTTAGTAACAGACCTAACAGAAAGTTTAAACTCTTATCGAATCGAAGATTTAGAAAATGAATCTTCTTTAAATCGAGTAAAGGGTGAAAGAATAATTCTTCATAGGCTTGTAAACTTTGAAGAGTCTATGAAAGAAACATATGACATGATTTTGGAGTCAGAAAATGCTGAAACGCTTTGACTTCAAATGCACAGAATGTAATCACGTTGAAGAACAGTGGGTTGACTCGGAAGATAAATTAACCACCTGTTACGAATGTGGACATACCGCCGTGAGGATAATCTCTCCGATCCGATCACATTACAAAGGCGTTGGTTGGCCCGACGCTGATGACAAGTGGGCTAAGGATCACGAAAGAGCCGCACGTAAATAATCACTTCCATAATGCTTTTTACAGCACGGAGTACAATATGGCAAAACTTATCGAGCGTCCAACAGACGACGACAACGAAGACTACTCAACACTTGAACAATCTGAAGAGACTTTTCAAGAACCTGAACAGCCTGAAGAGGTAACTGAACAGGAAAATGACATTCCAGAAAAATACCGCAACAAGTCTATACAAGAGATTGTACAGATGCACCAAGAAGCTGAAAAGCTAGTTGGGCGGCAGAGTTCTGAAGTCGGAGAGTTGCGTAAAATCGTTGATGACTTTGTAAAGACTCAACTCGAAACACAAAAACAAAGCCCACAGGCACAGTCGGAAGAAGACGAAGGCATAGACTTTTTCTATGATCCTGAGCAGGCTGTACGGAAGGTAATTGACAACCATCCTAAGATTAAAGAAGCTGAAGCGTATACGAAGCAAGCAAAGCAAGCGTCTATACTCGGTCAACTTCAAAACAAACACCCTGATTTCCAAGAGATCGTCCAAGACGAAGCTTTTGCAGAGTGGGTAAAGTCTTCTAACGTGAGGACTGAACTATATCTTAGGGCTGATCAACAATTTGATTTTGATAGTGCTGATGAGCTACTCAGCCTCTGGAAAGAGCGCAGACAAGCTGTATCAACCACTGAAGGTATTCAAAAGGTTGATCGTCAGCGTCAAGCTAAAGCCGCCGCTACAGGGACTGCTAAAGGTTCTGGAGAAGCTCCAAGCCGAAAAATCTACCGTCGTGCCGACATTATTGAACTCATGCGTAAAGACCCTAAGCGGTACTCAGCCATGTCTGATGAGATTATGGCGGCATACGCTGAAGGTCGTGTAAGATAACCTAAAGCATTAAGGAGCTTTAAAAATGGCACTTGGTACTAACCATGTCACCAATACTACTGGGGCTACTTTCATCCCAGAGATTTGGAGTGACGAAATCGTAGCGGCATATGAGAAATCTCTTGTACTTGCCAATCTTGTAAATCGTATGCCAATGACAGGCAAGAAGGGTGACACACTTCACATCCCTAAGCCTACACGTGGCGACGCTTCTGCTAAGACTGCTGAAGCTCAGGTAACACTGATTGCGGCAACTGAATCAGAAGTTGTAGTGTCTATCGACAAGCACTATGAGTATTCACGCTTGATCGAAGACATCACTGACGTACAGGCGCTTGCGTCACTTCGTCAGTTCTACACTTCAGACGCAGGCTATGCACTTGCGAAGCAGGTTGATACTGACCTCTTCACACTTGGTAAGCGTCTTGGTGACGACAACGGTTCCGGTTCTGACTGGATTCACTCTAACTCTTTCTACATGGACGCAACCACCGATCTTACTGCATACGCAGTTGACACTGTTGCAAATGCTGACATATTTACGGACGACGCTTTCCGTGAAGCTGTTAAAGAGTTGGATGATAACGATGTTCCTATGGATCAGCGTTTCTTAGTCGTTCCTCCTTCAGTTGTACAGACCCTTCGTGGTATCACACGTTACAACTCTTCTGACTTCGTGTCAGGCCGTCCTGTAGAGAACGGACAAATCGGTAGCATCTACGGTATCGATGTATACGTTTCTACAAACTGCCCAGTAGTCGAAACAGCCGCTGACAACACAGCCGCTACTGTCGACGTTAAGGCAGGTATCCTTGGACACCGTGATGCGATGGTCTTCGCAGAGCAAATGGGTGTTCGCACACAAACTCAGTACAAGCAAGAGTACTTGGGTGATCTGTTCACAGCAGACACTCTCTACGGTATTCAGGTACTGCGTCCTGAGTCAGCTTTGGCACTAATCTTCCCAGCCTAAGCTAACTTAACCCCGGGGGAGTCTATTCAGGCTCCCCTGTCTTAATTCTAATATCGGAGAGATAACGTGGCAGTCTATCGTGGCACAGGTGGAGCAGGTGACGCTACTACCAACGTATCCATCAACCAAGTTACAGAAAAAGCCTTAGAAGCAGAAAACTCTGCGACTGCGGCGGCTAGTTCTGCATCTGCGGCTTCATCTTCCGCAACGTCAGCACAGACTGCACAGACAGCGGCGGAAACGGCTCAAACAGCGGCAGAGACTGCACAGACAGCGGCAGAGACTGCTCAAGCGGCGGCTGAGTTAGCTCTTGATAATTTTGATGACATCTACTTAGGTGCTAAAGCAAGTGATCCAACCGTTGACAATGACGGGGACGCTTTAACAACAGGTGACCTCTACTTTAATACAACTGGTAACAACCTCAAAGCCTATAACGGCTCTGCATGGGTTGATGTTGCTCTTACAGCGGCAAACTTCTTAACTGTTGCTAACAACCTTTCTGATCTCAACGATGCGGCTACAGCCCGTACAAACCTTGGTCTTGAAATTGGTACAGACGTTCAAGCCTATGATGCTACCATTGTAGTTGATGCAGACATCGGTGTGACTGTTCAGGGCTATGACGCTGACACACTCAAGGCTGATACAGCAGACACCCTAACAGCATCGTTCCGTGGTACAGTGACTACAGACAACGATCTGTCATTTGACATGAACGCCACTAACAATTTTAAATGTACGCCTACATCTGGTGCGGCACTGACCTTTACAAACATTACAGCAGGACAGTCTGGAAACATTTGGTTAGACAACTCTGCAGGTGTGACCATCACTGCGGCGGCTACAACCTACATCTCTGCCGCTGATCTGACTACCATTAGTACAGCAGGTGTGTACTTTATGTCTTACTACTCTGATGGTACTAATGTGGCTATTGCGGTCACACAAGCAATCACAAGTGCAGGTGCTTAATGGCGATCATCCAAGGCCACGCTAAAAGCTCTGGTGTAACAGCGTTCTACCCCAAGACTATTGACCAGTCTTTGCGGTTTGAAGATGGCAATAGTGCTTATCTAACATTTGATCCTGCGGCAGATGGAGATAAGGATAATTGGAGTCTTTCGTTTTGGTTTAAACGGGCTAACTTAGGATTAACTCAGCTTCTTTTTGGTCAAGGAACAAACGGATCAAACAACAGAGACATCGTGTATATTGCGGCAGATGATACTTTGGAAGTTGCATCTTATGGCGGCTCTTATGTTTTTAGA